CTGAGAATTAATTACGACACTTTCCTCTTCGGACAAGTGAAGACCTGCTTCTAATCGACACTTAAGGGAGTATACTTCTTGAGTTTCATTACTGCCTTCTCTGTGGAATGCGAGTTTACTTTCCTCGTCATCAGAGAACCAACAGGGGTATACTTTCTGGCGCTTTTTAAAAAGGCTACGATCAACCGAAGTCCACCGTGTTTTGATCCAGCGATAACAATCTCTTATCTCGCCAAATACTTTCCTTAATAAATTACCACCAAGTCTAACCATTCGCGTGGTCCATCGTTTAGTGCGAACGATGACTGAATCGGAGAGATTAAGACCGAAACAGTAGACTTCCTCACGTGTCTTCCAGCTGCCACCTTCGTTCCTGGGTTTCCAAGCCGCCTCGTTAAAAGCTGCAATCAACCCGACGTCCCTAGAACGAAGCCTCTTAGTATCCTTATCGACCCAACGGAGGTGGTAACCTTCAGGCATGTGTCCCCAATCTCCAGGAAGATTAGGGAGAGGCTTTTCAGACTCGGCAAGGTATCTCAACTCCCTGCTCCACATACCGGCTTCCAAGATCACCTCCGGCTCGACTTGAATACCCAACCCAACAGTCAAAGACCGACACGACCTATTAATCCAGCCACTGTTCTCCCGAAGAAAAACAACGCGCGCTCTTGAACGCTTACTGGATCCGTAACCGACAACGAAAGAGTGGAAACGCCCTCGCAGGGATGCGACGGAGTCCTCTTCCTCTAAGCCGAATAGGGGTTTCGACCTTATAAAAGGCACTAATCTGCACCGTTTCCGGCACGCCTTAAATAAGGTAGAATTCAGGCTGAAGTAACGAGCATCAACCATAGTCTTTCCTTCACTGAGGGTCAGTCCCGAAGCGGACACTCCGTTCTTCCATCTTTCCACCACTTCTGGTCTAGCCCTAAAAACTATATCGTCACCGTTGATCCGAACAGGGATGTTGAAGTCCATGGTCAACCAACGAAAAGTAACGTAGTTAGCAAGGCATAGGAGTGGAAAAGATAGAAGATTGCCCATCATTTGGCCGGATTGTTGCTGCTTACGCGCGATGAGGTTACCATCCCGACCATAAACAGCGAGTTGAAGGGAAAAGGATCGCATAGCCTGGACTATCATCCCTTTAGGAACATTGCGTGTATTTTGCAATACAAGCCGGAGAATTTCCTTTTGTACCTCTTGATTGAGATTATCTGTCGCTGACTCATAGTCGCCAGAACAAAAAACCTCGCCCAATTTGGTATCAAAGCCCTTAAACGCGGTTGGTTTTGCGTCTCCACGCAACAACCAATCGTACCGGCTCATGTAGTCGTACATACACTTATGCAGTGGTCTTAGATAGTTCATCTTCACGGGAGGTATAGAAAGAGCTCTGAACTTCCCAGATGAGGGCACTACCACCAATCGGCTCTCATCACTAGAACTTATATGACTTGTCTGGGCTGCTAAGACAACCTCTATAAAGTTCTGGCGAGCGGAAAAATCCCCGTAGGAAAGATTCCTGAGAAACCAATCACGACTACATCCATCGATCCCGTTTAGCTCAGAATAGCTCTTTGTGGGCACTACAGAAGCAATGCCTTTCTGAACATAATCACGGTCCCACCCAATCGGCATCAGGCGGTTGACTTCACCCCTTACGAACTCTAAAAACCTCTCGTCAGGGAGAGGAGAAGGTCTTGCGACCTTTTCTAAAAGAGCTAACGGGCATGGTCTATCAGATGGAATTATTTTTCGGAAGAGGAAAAGGGACATAGC